GGATACTCCACGTTGAACGTCTCGGCCATGACGTATTCCAGCTGTTTCGCCAGATACGCGCTTTCGCCAGCGTCCAAACGCTCCGAAGCTTTGCCGTCCTTGAACGTGGTAATACCCATTGCCTCACAATCGCGCCGGAACTTTTCCAGCAAGTCCGGGTTACGAGTAAGAGAGAAAGCCATTGTCTTTATACCTTTCCTAAGTCTGAGTCTGAAGGACTAGAGCTTTTCGACCATGACCAGACCAGCCGCCGCAAGCTCAGTTGCGAAGGTCCAGCCCGGGGCCGCTACGCACGTGGCCGTGTCAGCCGCGTTGTAGGTTGCTCCAATCTTGGTGCCAGTACCGGTAGCGAAGCGCACGAAGGCAGAGCCACCAAAGGCAGCGGCGCTTTCGCACTCAACCCAGATACGACCCTGACGCAAGACAGGAACGTCCTGACCGGACTTGTAATCTGCGGCCGTGGTACCGTCCACGCCCGCGGGCTCACGCGCCATGCGCCGAACCACGAAGCCGTAGCCGTCCGCGGTAACGTTGCCGGTGGTAGCCGGGAGCTTGGCTTTACCCACGGTCGTATCCTTGCAAACGAAACGGCCAGCCAGCACGTCCGCGGTCATGACCACGGTATCGATGGTTTCGCTTTGCCTAGGAGCGCAGTAAGCGAGCTGACCCGCAAGGGCCGCCGTGAACTTATTGGAATAGGAAGTCTGAGACATGTTACTTTAAACCTTTCTAGTTTAAGTCAAGAGTTAGGGGCTACTCAGCCGTGCGAATCGAAAGCGCACCACGGGCCTTACCAGCCGAGTCGTAGCGCTTGAGCATGCCGGCTTCGGCTACCGCGGGGTCCTTCGTATCGGTCGCGTCAGCCGCGTCCTTGCGCTCGGTACCCTCGGGCGTGCGACCATTCAGGCCGAGCAAGAGGCTATCCTTACGCGAGGCCTTCGCGGCGGGAGCGCTGGAAGTCCAGACGCTAAACGCGCCGTCAATGCGGTCCTCGGTAAAGTCCTTGCCGCTTTCGTCCTTGCCGGTAAACGCGGAATCGAAATGCTTGATAACGTCCACCTTGACGTCCCGGTCAGACTTGCCGTCCAGCTTCACGTCCGCGCCCAGGACCTTGACGGCCGAAGCTTCGAGGGACGCGCGAGCCTTGAGCGAAGCAGCCGCCACAGCCGGAGCCGCGTCCGCGCGCGCCGTCTCGGCGGTAAGCTTGACGGTCAACGCCGTGACCTGGCCCTCAGCGTTATCCGCACGGGTCTTTTGAGCAGCCGCGTCCGCGCGCGCGCTCGTCAGGGCCGCGTCTTTCTCGGCTTCAATTTCGATATGTTCCTGTGAGCCCGCTTCCACTTCCACCGTGGAGCCGTCAGCGCGCTTGATTTTGAGCTTCATTTCGTTAGCCCTTTCTACTTGTTCGTTTGCGATTTCATCGCCCGCGCTATCAAGGCGCAAGCTAACACTTGGACCTTGCCGGCCCCAGCCCACGGGGCCCAGTGCCACATGGTTATAAACGATATCCCTTTGCACAGCGTCATAGCGCTTGCCCGCGTCCGGGTAACCCTCGGGCACTACGCCTGGAGTGTTATCGATACGCAAGCCGTAGCCGCATGACACTTCGCAAAGGTCCTTGCCCACGCGCGGGATAGCGTCCTTGCGAGAGACCACGATATCCACGGCGGCCCCCTGGGTTGCTTCATCCTTGCGCGGCTCGCCAGACGCATGACCAATCGAAACGCTAGCCCACGTATCGGGAGTCACCATTTCCCTAGGGTGCCTATCCGTAATGGTTGCGTCTCGGAGACTAGCTAGCGAGTCAGGTTTGAGCACTTCCTCAGGGGGCCGCCACTCGTAGACCATGCCGCCGTCAGCGCGCTTGTAGCCAAACACGCCCGAGCGCGTGACTACAGCAGGCACGCGGACTGAGCCGTTAGGCATGCGCGTTACCTTGGAACCGTCAATCCGGAGTGAGTCAAATCTAATTGCCACGTGCTTAGGGTGTCACGCCCCCAATGGGTGGTCAAGCCCCTAGGCCAGAGCCCCCTAAAGCCCGTCGAATAGCGAGACTTTAGGGATAGCCTGGCAACGGCATTGGATAGGCTGGCCCGGCAACGCGCGCTCATGGTCTACGATAGGGGGGTTATCGTAGCGGAAGGTCCGCCCGTCTAACGCCTTGTGCGAAGCGCGGACACTGGCGTCCTTCGAGGTAGACCAAATGAATTCCTCGATACCCGCCGCCTTAGCCTGGGCTAAATGAACGGTGCTATTAAACTTTGTGGTCTGGTCACGCGCTATCAGCTTCGCGCGATTGAGCCCCACGCCCAGCCGCTCCTGAACAGCTGAGACCAGCTCCTCATGGCGCTGGCCAGTCTGCTGAGCCTTGCTGAACAATTCGTTCAGCTGGATAACCTGCTGGTCTCCCACGTCCTTAATGAGCTGGATATTTTCCACGCGCCAGTCCTTGACCAGCGTGGCGGTATCTGGCGGCGGGACACTCTGCTTAAACAGCGTGGAGTAATAGTTAGTGGTGGCCCGCTTGATATCGTTCGTCACTTGACCCAGCATGGTCTGGTAACCGCTCTGCTCAAGAATCAGATTGAAGTTACCCAGCAGGTCCTTAGCGTCCACGCGCGTGTCCGTACGCGCGCGTGAGGCTAGCTCGCTATGCACGGCCAGCTCCCACATGTGCCAGAAACTAGCTACCCATTTACGATAGCGTAGCTCCGCCGCGCGCGGGAGCGGGGGCGCCAGCTTATCCAGCAGCTCCCGCGGCACGGTGCCCCGCCCAAGCTTTTTGAACAGCGCGGACTTGGCCGGCTTCAAAGCTTCGGGCGGGTAGCCCGGAAGGATTCGCGCGTGGAGCACGTTAAGCCTTAGCACTTTCTATTTCGCTAGCTGCGTACCACTTGTGAGTCTCGCTTTCGCCATTGAACAAGATTCCGTAGAAATCTCGCTGTTCAATTTCTACCGTGCCTACTTTGCCCTTATGCTCCGGCATATGCTCTTTGCCTGGAATTACCTGGACGCTATCACCAATAGCAAACTTGCTATCTTTTCTTGGCTCAGCTGCTTTGGGCGCGCCGGGCGGGGCTGCCTTAGCCTTCGGCGGAACCGGGGGCGCCTTGCCACCCACGCCAGGCGGAGCCACTACCACGGGAGCCGGCGGGGGCGTGGGCGCGCCAGCCTCAGCGCCGGCCGCTTCCTTCATGGCCTTGTATTCAGCCACGCTCATTTCCCCTTCCGGGCCCTTGAGCGGGGGCAAGCCTACTGAGGCTAGCGCCTGGTTCACGTTGGCCACCACAGCGATATCCGAAGGCGTGAGCACAAGCTTAGCCCCGTTGTCCGGAACGTCCTCACCCTTGCCGGCTTCGGCTAGCGCTTCCTCACGAAGCTTGCGGTTAATGTTCCACCAATCCTTGGGCAAGCTCATGATACCTTCCTCAGGCAAAAGCGCCTGAAGGTTAATCCAGATTTGAGCCTCTTGCGCGCGAGCCAGGCGGATTTCCGAAAGCTCCTTAGAGCTGGGAGCCCAGAGCGGGAGCCAGACAATCTTAAGCTCTAGCTCCTTCGCTTCGGCTCCGGCTTCCTCAGCGTCCGAGCGCTTAGCCTTCGCAAGCTTCGGAGCGTCCTGAGCGCTCATGAGAATGTCTAGCAAGCGCCTTAGGCGCGGCTCGCACAGCTGCTTTTGATTGCTCGAAACCTTGGCAAAGAAATAACGGATATCGTTATCACCCGTAGCACTGAGCCCGGCGGGAGCTTCACCCATGAGAATCGTAACGGGCATGTCCGCGGCTGCGGCCAAGCGCTTCCAAGCTCTATCGCTCAGCTCAGCAAGGCCGGCAAACGTAGTAGACTTGCGCTCGAAAGATTCGCGGTCCTTGTCCAGGACGATTGCGCGGCCGGCGCTACGGAGTCTATCCATAAACGCAATACGTTTAAGTAGCTTGCCGCTCGGGGTTAGCTGGCCCGTCTCCGCGTCCTGTTCCTGAGTAGGGTCCGCGCCCATGGCTTCCCACAGTTCGGAGATACCAAACACAGCTTGGTTAGCATCGCTCACCAGGGACGCGATTGCCTGCCAAGTCTGGCCGCTCTGGCGTAGCGCTTCGTAGGGCTTCACCAAAAGAGAGTGGTCCCACATACGAAGGCGAATCTTTGCCAAGTGCTCCGTACGCGCGCCCGGGAAACGGATAAGCCGGGACTCGTGAATCAGCCCGATGGTAGCCGCCGTGCCCCCCGCGTGCGGCGCTACGATACGGTAAACCTCAGGCTCCCCAATGTGCGGACCTTCCGTGTAGTAGGTCTCCGGCCAGAGCCAGCGCGCGTCAATGACCTTCAAGCAAGAGACGGTCTGGATACCCTCCAGGTTCAGGGGCTCGGCCGTGTCTAGGCCGTCCTCCACTACTGGCCAGATAGCCGAGCCTCCAAACACGTTGCCCCAGATACGCGCGTCCGCAAACACGCTAGGGATTTGAAAGTGGCACAGGTACTCAGTAACTTCCGTGGTGTCCTCTGACTCACCATAGGATAAACCGAAGCCTTCCCGCATTTCCTCACGCGGGTAAGTGTCACAGATAGTCCCGGCTAAATCATCGTAAGTGTATAGGTTCGCCAGGTCCACCGGGCTCAGCAAGTCCGGCTGAGCAAAGTAAGCCGCTTGCGTTTTATCCCGCGCCGTTCCAAACCCGGTAGCGAGATTAGCCCAGCCGTCCGTCCGTACAGCACGACTGATATTAATCAGGGTGGCAACGGAGCCGGCCACGTGGTCAAGTAGGGAAGCCATGCCCAGAGAGTCCCACAGGTCAAGCGGGGGGGCAAGCCTACATAGCGAAGCCCCCGTAGCTGCTGGAGGAAGTCCAGGCTACGGGGGCTTCTGATTAGGTTGGGACTTAACGTCTAGCACCCAAACGGCCACCGATTTAGAAAGCTCTCCGAGGCGTGAGCTAAAGTAAACCTAGCGTATTACGAAGTGGCTGTCAAACCCCCCGAGCGCACTTTCTATCGCTGGTCCCTGGCCTACCAAACCGTCCAGCGCCTTGAGTAGTGCTCCGCCCTTGGCTGCCTTTTCGATGAGGTACAGACCAGCCATGGTAGAGCTATCCACCACGTCCTTTTTCGTAGCACGCGGGAAGCCCTTTAGCGCGGACTCGAAACCTTCGAGCCCTAGCATTAGCTGGTTATGCTTCACAGCCTTTGCTACATAGCTCACGTTGAAAGCGTGCGCGCGTTCCTCCTTCGAAGTCTTAGGGTCAATGGCCAGCACGTGGGGCCATTTCTTACGGAGCACTTCGATAATAGAGGAGCCGTTAGCCTTGTCCTCTATCAGGACCGCGTTAACCTTCCAGCACTTTACCAGCGCGTCCAGGGCTTGCATCGTTTCAATGAAGCCCATGTTTTCTGAGATAGCATCGTAGCAGTAGAGGTAGCCGTCCTTAACACCCCAGACCGTAATACCCACGTCCGAGGTAGTGTCCGATTTCTTGAACTTGCTATCCACGCTTATGACGCTGTGGAACATGTGGCGTAGCGGGTGCTCCGCGGCGCTGAAGTGGCCGAAGTTCTCCTCACGGAAAATCATACCACCGGGCGGGCTCGGGCGTTGCTGGAGCTGGGCGTTAGTGACGTAGCCTTCCCAGCCACCCATGGCGCGCGCCTGCTTCTCTACGGCTTCTAGTGGGAAGCGGAGAGGGTCCAGCAAGTCACCTTCCGTGGTGCGCCAGTCTCCGCCTACGGGCGTGCGGCATGCGTCCTTTGCCTCGAACTTCATCGGCAAGCGAAGGTGATAGTAACCCTCACGTAACAGCTGAGTAGAGGGGTCCTCCTCATGAATCCTTTGCATCACACAGAACTTGACGTAGCTCCGGACGTTCAGAGTACGGCTAGGGACCGTGTTCTTTAGCCACTCGTTTGCGTTCGTAACTTCCGCCGCCAGGTCCTTGCCTGAGCGCTGAGCCGCGCTCGGCTTAACTGGATCGTCAATGCCGAAGAAATCGAAGTGGCGGCCAGTGCCCTTGCCATTAACCGAGGTAGAGAATCGGACCCCGCCGGACGTGGTGCCAAAGTCACCCATGGCCCACGGCCCTTTGGGGATAATCGTCTGACCCCAGCGCTGGCGATACCACTGGGTTTGGCAAAGCTTGAAGTGCATTTCAGCGTGGGCCAAGCTCAGCCCGTAATCGTAACACGCAAAGATAAAGCGCTTCTCAGGGTGCTGAGTCCACACCCACGCGGGAAACAGCACGGTCCAAAACTTGGACTTCGTGAACCCCGGCGGAATGTTAATTACCAGCTCCTGGATTAGCGGAGCTACGTTACGGTCCGGCGTAACCATAGCCTCAGCGTGGGTACACATTTCCCGGAGCACGCGCGTAGGCACGAAGGTAGGCTCACGGGGTTCCAGGAATGGCCACGCCAAACGCACGAAACCCCAGCAGCCTTCCCGCCGAACTATCTCCCGGTCTAGAGCAACCGAGTCAGCAAGCGTAAAGGCTGTGGGGTTTACCATAACAGGACCGGCCCGTTATTTCGAGGAGCGCTCGCCCAGCTCAAAGCCCTTAGCAAGTGCCTTGGACTCGGCCTGGACATGCCACGCATTACGCAAATTGAGCAGCACTACCGCCGCCACGGCGGACGCAAGCTCTACGTAAGGCGGGGGAACAAGCGGCAACGCAGCGCCAAGCGCCGCCGCTAGGATTGAATACAGCGCGGTCTTTTGAGTGGTAGTCATGCCGCTACGGTAGCAGCACACTGAGCAAAGTTCCAGCTCCTAAAGCT